GCAGCAGGTCGACGGTCAGCATGGCCGTGCCGTTCATGGTGCTGCGGGCGGTGTTCTCGGTGTATGCGCCGCCGGCGTAGTTGGGGGCATACAGGACGTTGGAGCCGGCGCTGACCACGTCGCGGATCAGGGTGTCGATGCTCTTGCCGGCCTGGCGGCCCTCGGCCTTGGTGATCTCGGCGATGACCGGGTCAACGGTCTCCCACATGACTTTATCAGAGTAGCCGACCCAGTAGCCGATCTGGTGCAGGCTCTCGGTCAGGGCATTGAACGTGACCAGGTTGCCCGCCGGGGTCACGCCTTCGGTCAGGTCGGTGGTGGTCACGGGCAGGGGATCCATATAGCGGATCTCCACGCTGTTGCCGTTGTGCTGGGGGATGGGCACCTTTTTGCCGAACCGCTCAAACAGCAGCTCGGGCTCGGCGAACTGGAGCAGCTCGGTCTTGTAAAAGGTCTTCATCTCCGCTGTCATGCCGGCGGAAGTGGTCACGTTGGTCGGGCCGTCGGAACCGATGTTCGCGGCGCCGAAAAGGGTCAGGAATTTGAAACGGAAAAGTTCCATCATGTTGATCTCCTCTCTGAGCAGAGGAGGGGTTTACCAGCTGATTTTGTCGCCTCTGCTCGCTCGCCTGATGATTTCATCAAAATCTCTGGCCTTGAGCTTCGTGACGTCGGATTTGACAGTCGCCGCCTTGGGGGCCTGGGCTCCGTTTTCGCGGGGCCTGCCCTGGTTGGCCTTGATGGCGTTGACGGTGGACTGTTTGACCTCTTCGGCCGTTTTCTGCACCAGCTGAGAGGACAGCTCGCCCATATGGACCACCTGATAGGCGGTCGCCACGTCGATTCCCGCGCCCAGCAGCTGGGCAAACTGCGGGTTCCTCACCTCGTTCTGCAGGTTGAGGCCCGGATAGGTCTGCCTGGCCGCCTCCGCCTGCTGCACCCATTTCTGATACTGGGCGTTTACCTGGGTCTGGCGCTGGCGCTCCTGCTCGGCCTGCTTGAGCTGCTGGTTCTCGGCCATGACGCGGTTGTATTCCCGGTAGGCGTCCGGCTCCATGCCTTTGTCATAGGCCTGGCGCTCGATCAGGTCGTTGTCCGCGTTGATGGCCTCCAGCAGGGCGTCCACGTCGCCCGCGGCGGTTCCGTATTTGCCCGCCAGCAGGTTCAGGGCCGGAGCCAGCTTTTTCATCTGCTCCTGCTGTCCCTTCGATTCTGCAAAGCGGCGGTTGAATTGTTTGTCAAAACGTCTCTGAAACTCGGCCTTGTACTCCGGGTCCTGCATCAGCTCGTCAAAGGTGGGCTTTTTAGACGGCGTGTCGGTGTTGGTCTTGCGGGGACCGTCATCAGCCTCCTGCGGTTCCTGGTCGCTGTCGGCGGATGTGTCCGCCTGCTGCTTACCATACACAACCCTTGAGAGATCCTGCTTGCCCCGGGCGTTGTTGAGGCTTGCATCCTGCGCCTGAGCTGGTGCGCCGGTCCCTTCCGCTCCTCCGGCCGCCGCGCCGCCGTCGCCGCCTCCCGCGCCGCCAGCTCCGCCGCCATCCCCGAACAACGATAGGAACCTTCTGAATAATCCGCTCATAATACCTCCGCCGTCTGTCCGGCTTGTCTAAAACGCCTGTATGGCTGTATTGATTGTATAAAAAAAGGGCCCGGGGTTTCTCCCCGGGCTCTGCTCACTCGACGGCCGCGTGCTCCGGATATTCCCGGGCGATGGCCTCCACCCCCTGGCGGAACATCTGGATGTGGGCCCGCATGGGCTTGGTGCGCCAGATGTACGCCCGCTGGGCCTTCCCGCCTGGCAGGTACCTGTCCAGGCTGCCCTCCCGCTGGGCCGTTTCCACCAGGGCCACGTAGAGGGCGCTGACGCCCGCGCAGACCCTGTCGTCCTCGGCATGGCCGACCACGGTCACCACATGCCGGCCGGCTTCCTGATTCATGTAGACTTTAATCATGTCCGCCTCACCCTACGCTGTTGGCCGCTTCCGCCCGCTCCCTGGGGGCGCTGATGCGCTTGCCCTGCTGACGCTCCGCGCCCAGGCTGTCGTTATCGGGCTGGCGCCTGTCCATCTCGCCCATTGGCTGGCGCTGTCCGCCGTCCTCCTGGCCGCCGGCCTCCTGCTGCATCCGCATGCCCAGGGCCGCCTGCAGCTGCTGGATCTGCATGGCCATCTGCTGGAGCATCTGGTACATGCCGCCGTTCTGGCGGATTTTCTCCATGATCTTGTCCTTGCCCTCAAAGCTCATCATGTCCAGCACCATCATGGCGGAGTCCGCGTTCTGCGGAGCGAACATGCCCGCCCCGTACAGCTCCTTGGCCAGCTCGTTCTGGGCGATTCTGCTGTAAGCGGTTTGTTTGGCGGCCTTGATCTTGATGTCGAACACGGGCAGGCGCTCGGTAAAGTCCACGCCCAGGACGCCGGGCTGGGCCTGCGGGCCCAGCATGGAGTTGTCAAAGGGCATGTACGCGTTTTCCCCGCCCTGGCCGGTGATGCGGATCACGCGGGGGACGTTGTAGAACTGGCGGAAGAGCTCGATCATCATGTAGCAGATATCCTTGTACTTTCGGTAACCGGCGCGGATCAGGTCACGGGAACCCTTGCCCGCCGCCTCCTGCATGGCCGCAATGGCGGAATAGGCCGTCACGCCCGCGCTCGCCCCGCCCTGGGCCGCCGCGGTGGAGCCGGAGACCTCGCGCAGCTCGGATATCTTGTTGTTCAGGACGCCGATGTACAGGCCGTTCAGCTCGGACTTTGGATACGGCTGGACGGAATCTGCGATGGCCCCGCTGCCGTTGACGTGCACGAAGGGCCTTTCCGGGTCCATGGCCTCGTCCTCGTTGACGCCGCCGGCGTTGTTGATAAAGTGTTTGGGCCGGGCGTTGATCAGGGCGCTGTCCAGGATCGCGCTGTCGAGTCGGTCGATATAATCCTGGGCGTCCCGGCACAGATCCACCTGGCCGAAGCCGGCCGGACTGCCCTCGACCGGATAGAGGGGGTCAAAAACAAACGGATACAGGCCGTGATCATAATAGCCCCGCTCGGCGTAGCGCTCGTCGTCCTCGCTGGCGTACAGGACGATGTTTTCCACGAACTTGCACAGGTGGAGGACGCCGTTCCGTTTATAATACCAGTCGATCACGGCGGATTTTCCGGCGGTGTTATGCGTGGTCTCGTAGGCGTACTGGCCGGGCACAAAGGACGCGGAGCCCAGCTTATCCTTGACCAGATCCCCGTACTCCTCCTCCAGCGTCCGGTTGTCCACCAGGGCGACGCAGAAAAAGTCCCGGCTCTGCTGGATGTCTGCCACGGCCGGATCCCAGTAGACGGACAGGATGTCCACGCGGCTGACGCTCACGTCGCCCAGGCCGTTGGACTTTTCCGAGTCCCAGGTGACACAGGTGACGGCCGTGCCCTTGATAATCTTGTCCCACCAGCCCCGGTCGTAGATCTCCTCGTAGTCGTTGAGTTCCAGCACGCAGGGCAGTACCTCGGTCAGGACTTTCGCGGTCTCGTCGTCGCTCTGCTCCCTGGGCAGGACGTTGGGCTCTGGGTAATTGTCCATGGCGTCGGCGTGTTTGACAATGCAGGAGTTAAAAAGCCACCCGCTGTTGCTCCGGACGCCGAATTTTTTCCGGTCTCCCCGTTTGCCCGCCCAGTTGTGCTGACGGTAGTAGCGCTCCGCCTCGATGATCCGCTGTTCCAGGCTGGCCTTGCCCGCCCGGTAGCGGTTCAGCTCCTCCAGCGCCTCGCTGATGCGCTCCTCCCAGGTCCGGCGGCGTACCGGTTCCCCGTTTGCCTGTACCTGCTGGCCGGGGGTTTCGACCGTGCGGCTGCCGGGGCCATTCGGGCTCACCGTCTCCGCCTGGCTGACAGGCTGGGCGCCCGGGGCCTGATTGCCGGCGGCGAAACCGTCAGGCCGCGGCGCTCCGCTCTCCTGGCCGGTATAGCCGTTGTCCTCCGCCCGTCCGTTTTCCCACGGCCTGCGCCCGTATCTCTCGCTCATATCCGTCCCTCCTTACTTCCGCCTGGTCAGCGGCTGCCTGGCCTCCGATACCTCGTACACCCTGCTCATGGCGTAGACCACGACCATCCCCGTGCCCGAGTAGCGGATCGCGAAATGGTCGCACTTGCGGGCCATCAGGGGCAGGACGACGGTCTTCTTGAGCTCCGTCTGATAGCTCAGGGCCCGCAGCCATTTGCCATCTGAATTGTACATCACGTCCAGGTCAATCATGGCCCCGCGCTCCATCTCCAGGCGGATCTCGATTTTTTTGAGGCGCTTGGTCATCGTGGTCTCGGTCAGGATGTCCCCGCTGACGGCCATCCAGCTGATGTCGTCCTCCTCCGCCGCGTCCTCCGCCTCCAGGGGGCTTTCCGCCCCGTCAATGCCCCAGATGACGCCGGAGCTGTCCAGGATATAGTCCCCGTCCGCTGTGGACGCGAAAGCCCTGGCCCGCAGCACATCCTCCTGATGCCAGAGGCCGTACACCGTGTCCAGGACGTAGATCACGCTTCCCGCCGGGGTCACGGCGGACACGTAGAGCTTATTCTGATGACAGCCGCAGACCACCGCGGTCATCTGCTCGTCGTCGCCCAGGGGCTCGCTCACGCGCACCGGGCCGGAGCCGTCATAGCGGACGATGCCGTCCCGGCTCATGTAGTAGAGCAGCTCGTTGACCACGCAGAGGCTCTTCCCGCAGCCGGTCTTGACGCCACGCATCTGCAGCTCCACCAGCTGATAGGCGGAGGGCTGGGTGCCGTAGAGGCGGTGGACGCGGTTTTCCTTGAAAAAGTGCACATAGCCCATGTAGTTATAAATGCCGGTGAAATCGCCCTGGCTGCCGACGGTGGCCGCGTAGCTGTCCGTGCTGATGCCCAGGTAGCTGTTCCAGTTCCACGGGTCGCCCAGCTTGCACGAGCGGATCTCGTGGGTCGTGTTGCTGTAGCCCCAGAGGCGGTTGCCGTTTTCGCAGATCTCGTCCAGCTCCGGGGCCGTCCGGCTGACGGTGACCTGACCGTCGTTTTCAAAATCGACCAGGACGCCGGAGGCGATCACGATATAGTCCCGGCCCCGGGCGTAGACGGTCGCCCCGTCAACATTGAAATCATCGTCGTCCATGCCGGCGATTGTCACGACATCATAATCCCGCAGGCCCTCGCCCAGGCCCGCGCACTCGATCCGGCTGTAGACGGTGTCGATGCCCTTCCAGGCCCCGCCCAGGAACTGATACATCCCGCCCACGGCGGTGTTGTACCAGTACATCCCCTCGGTCGGTTCTTCGGGCGCCGTATCCGCCGCGGTGTAGACCAGATCCTGCCCGGAGATCATGCAGGGGCGCACATGCACGCCGTTGCCCGTCCATCTGTAGTCCATCCGGGACAGCTCCCCGGTGTGGGTGTTGTAGATGATTTTATCCGGCCAGACGATCAGATAGGCCCCCATCCGGGTGAGGCTCGCGCCTTCGCCGATGCCCTCGGTGATCTTCCTGCCGCCGTAGTACAGGGCCCCGCCCGTGATCCAGCTCAGGGTGTCCCCGCCCAGCAGGGTGTCCGCCCCGGCCTCCAGCAGCCGGCGGCGCTTTTTGCGCGGGGCCAGCATCGGGGCCTCGTCGCTGGACAGGTTGTACATCTCGCGGAATTCCTCGTCCCCGGTGTTGAGCCTGCGGTTGAGGCCCCGGAATTTCACCTGGGTGTCCCGTTTCTGCTTCTGTTCGGTCAGCGCCGGCAGCATGGCGGTCACTCCCTTTCTG